CAATTCTTTAATTCAAAGTGTGGAGCATCTTTAAAAGACTTCCAACTACCACCCCATTCAACAACATCACTAACCATTGCAATACAACTAGCGAAATTGTTAAAGTTTTTAATACTCCAATCCATTTTTTTATTAACTCCAATAAAGCCAATATCAAAAGCAAAGCTAGGATTATAATTATGTGGGCTTTGTCCTGCCTTTGCATTAGTAACCTTTGGAGTGCTATTGTATAGTTTGTTTTGTTCCTCACCACTTCTAAAAGTGCAAGTAATAAACGGTTGTGGTGCGTTTGGATATAGTTCACTATACTTAACTACTGCCTTATCATAGGCTTGCACTAATTCAATTCTTAAATCTTTTTTATCTCTTGATGCCATTATACCAATCTAAATTTTACTAATCTTCTTTTAACTACTTCAATTTTGTTATCGTGTAATACTGCTACAAAGTTTATCATTTTATTTGATGTGCTTTTTTCGCTTGTTGGTTTATTTAGCATAGCATCAAAACGAGCATTCACTTTAACCTCTTGCAATTTATTATCTGATATAATTTGTGCTATCTCAGTTTTTAACTCATTAAATCGTTCATTTTGTAAGTTTTCAGCCCTTAACACATACGCTACTATTCCTACAATTAGGATAATATCTTTAATATCAAAAGTGATTGAGTTAAATTTAATTGCCATATCAAAGTAAAAAAGTTGTTTCGTTTTCTGTTAGTGCCATAAATTAAAAATTTGATTGAACTGCTGAATCATTATAAATAGTATCTCCAACTAAATTAAATCCAGCTAATGTTAAATGTAGTTTATCTGTTTGGTAATATGTAGTATTTGACGCATCTGCTAAAGCGTCAAATTCTGGTAATGCACAAATATCTATAACACCATCACAAAAGCTAGTATCTGCTAATATTAATGAATTTAAAGTTAATCTATCAGCGTCTAAATAACGTCCTGAATCGTCTGGAATACAAGTTAAAATATAAACTTTTTTACAATATGTTTTAGCTAATGAACAGTATGCTTTTAAATTAGTTAAACATTGTGCTGGAGTTTGTCCAGAAGCTAAATCATTTGTTAATTCCCAAAATATTAATACATCGTTTTTATTAATATACGGTTGTACTTTAGTTGGAAAATCACTGGTTAATTGAACTGTTGTTTTACCTTGTACAGAATAATCGTGAATAACTGCATTTTTACCACCAGTTATATTATTAGATCTTACTCTACTTGATACAGAAAATCCATTTAACACATAGGGGGTTGATGCTTTGCCTAATAAATTGAATAAGCTATTGCCATCAAATATTAATTTTTTTGGTAGATAATTTATAATATTAATCATAGTTAAGCTATTTCGTATGTTATAGTTCCTACAACTCTTTTATTACCACCTGCATTTAACCAAGCTCCTAAAACCGTAGTGTAACAAGTTAATATATTTGAAGATGCAGCCGTTAACCACATACCAGATTGATTACCAGATGCACCATTTACAACAAACCCAAAATTACCAGCTACTATATACTTAGCATTAAATGGTAATGTAACTGTAAATGTAGTTGCATTAGTTGTACCATTAACCGTAGGACAAAGAAATACAGTACACATTTTACCGTTTAAAATATAATTTGATGCACCTCCGCTTGGAGCTACTGAAACACCGCTATAAGTTGGCGAGTAATTAATAGCTGAATTATCTGAACTTTGATAAGATACGCAACGCCAATTACCGCTACCCTCACTAATAAAAATAGCTGTATCATTTACATTAGTTAAAATATTTAATCCATTTGGTAATATTAAACTTGTAGCGTTATGTGTTAAAATTAAAGCCCCATCAAAAACTATATTTCTTTTAGCTCCGGCTTGAGCAGTTCCAAAAGCTGTTATAGTAGTAGTACCAGTAATATGTATTAAGTTTCCATTTGCTGTACTTAAATCAGTAGTTGTAGCACTTGCTATGTTTGCGCCCTTAGCTTCGTTTAATGCTCCAGTTAATGAACCACCAGCAACGGTTAAAACTTCATTACCTAACACTTTAACAGTATCATTTACCCTATCAACTTCTAATAACACATTATCAATAGCTGCATTATATACGCTTATACCAGCATCGTTAACATCTACTACTGCATTATCAGAAACGTCTAAAGCAGTAAAACCACCGTTTGATGCTATATTATTGGTTGTTGTTGAACCTGCGTCTGTTATTGTTTGTAGGTTGTTTAATCCTGCTATGTCTTGTGTAGTAGTTTGAACTGTAACTCCAGCCTTTACAATTGGTACTAACTCGGTTCCAGTTAATCCACCAGCTAATCCTAATTGTGATATTTTTTTATTATTTGCCATTATAAAATAATTAAACCGCTATTTTCTTGAAGTAAGTAAAAACCATTTTCTAATAATAAATAATTTATAGATTTAGTATTAGTTCCTATTTCTACATTTCCTTTTCTATAAAACTCAGTTATATAGTTTTTATTTTCAGAAACTGTTAAAATATTTGCATTTAGATCATTAGATATTACATTCTCAATAAATGAGTTTTTATCTATTAAATCGTAAACAAACTCTACTCCACCATAATGCTGTAAAGATAAGTCGAAAATGCTTTGCTCTTTCTTTATTGTTACTACTTTTTTAGGTTTATTTACATTTTCTTTAGCTTCGTATTTGATAGCTTTTTTAGGTGTGTAAACTAAATTCATAGCAGTTAAATCCATTAAAACACTAGTAATAGTTGGATTTTCAGCTATTAAATCATAAACCAAAGTAGCATCATTATAGCAAAATAATGCTACATCGTAAATACTTTGCCCGTTTTTTACCTTAATCTCTAGTTGCATCTATACTGTATTTAAAATCTTCATTAGTACCACTAAGTAAAATCTGATTAACCTTATACCCATCAGAAGATAGTTGTATATTGATAGCACGTTTTAGTGAATCCGTTTGTCCGCTTGATGCTATGTATTTTTCAATTCCTACACCTAATAATGGATATTGTTTCCAATGCCCTAAATCGGTAATACAAATTAATTGGATGTGTTGCATATCAGAATCTGATATTTTAAAATCTCCATTCTCGATTAATAAATCGAAATTATCATCTAATGTTATATCTTTAACTGCCATAATTATTTTATTTCTGTTATTACAAAGTTTAAATCTGTAACGGTTATATTATTTGCTCCAGTTGTATTAGCTGCCCAAATCTCTAAGTAATCGCCTTGCTTATGAGTTACCACACAATTAAATGATACGTTTTCAGCACGACCAGAAGCATTAGCTGTTGATTTAGTTTTACTTGGAGTTCTAACCGTAGCTAAGACACTATCATAAAAACCAAACTCGCAAACATTTGCATTTGTGCTATTAAATGATAAGTTACATTGTATTAAAAATTTACGAGGTATTATAGCATCATTAGTCAATCTGTTATTACTATGTAAATACTTTTGATTATCAGTACTTGCAGTTGTAGTTCCTAGTACCTTATAAAACACATTAGCACTTGCTACGGTTGTAACAGTTGCGTTACCTTGCATATAAAGTTGACCGTTTACATTGGTATTTGTAATTCCTACACATGATATAAATAAAGCCTTATTACTTGTATCAGTTACTCCAGTTAAATAAGTTCCGCCACCGCTAAAATTAACCGTATCTAAAATATATCTTTCTTCTGGAATAGTAGCACTTGCATTAACGTTAATTCCAGTTTCACCACTTAAACAAATAAATGAACTATAAATAATTCTAAAACGTCTAGTAACAGTTAATGTAGATGGTAAAATTAGCATAGTGCCAGATGTTCTATTATCAAATAAAGAGTTACCAAATGCAATAGTATCAATAGAACCATCGAATGTTAAACCTTGTGAATTAAGAAAAGCACTATCATTCATTACAAAATTATTATAATTTTTAATAGTACCTATAATTGCACAATCAGTAAAGTTTACACCAAACCAATCTAGTGCTTGATTAGCGTTTGCGGTTGCATCTAAGTTTATGGCTGTACCATGTTCAATAGTAATATTACGAATAGGTAAAGACCACGCACTACTTATTAAAGCAGTAGCAGCATTTAACCCAGTACTTTTGATTCTGCAATTTTCAGATGAACCGCCTATAATAGTAGTGTTTTGACCTCCTACTAATCTATTTGCAGTTAAGTCTATAATTCCAGTTATAAAATATGTTACATTATCTTCTAATGTTATAACTCCAGAAGATGGACTAGGAAAATCATAATAAGTATTTATTATTTGAAGTTTTCGCTCAAAATCAACTATTGTACTATCTGTTATGTTCCAATTAGAATTGAATCTAGTTAATTTTATAGATTCTCTATCTGTTGGCAATAGTACAGTTATTGAATTATCTCCATCTATTGTTAATCCATCTAAATCAAATACAACATCGTAAGTTACAGCCAAACTACTTTCATCTCTTTTAAAAGTAAATTCAACACCTTCTGGTAAATCATTAGGCAAAGTTATAGTAATAGATTGACCTGCATTACCAGTATTTATCATGTAATATAAAATATTAGATAAAACAGTAACATCATCTTCAACGCCTAATATTACTCCAGTAGTAAAAGTACTATTAACACTAGTAAATTTATTACCAGTATCAATACAATAGAAATTTATATTATCTAATTGAGTACTAGCCAATAATTCAGCTTCAGTATCTGCAATACCTTTATTATCTACTATTCTAATTGCCATTTCCGTGTAAAACTGTTGTATTTTCTAATTCTGTATCTATTGTTGGTGTTAATGTTTGTGTATCTGGTACTACTACTGGACTAGTTGTAGAAGTTCCTGCCATTACTCCAGCGTGTGTATGTGAATTATATAAAGTCAAATGTGTATTTAAAGCGTTTTCTAAGTTATTTAATTTTTCTGTTAATTCTGCTACTCTTATTAAACCACCGTAATTAGTGCCATTTAACTGTATTTCTGATACTTTAGATACCATTGATACATAAGCACTACTATCTGATAAAAAGCTAACTACAACAATACTATTAACTTCTGGTATCAATAAAAATCCATTATCAATATTTGCCATTAAACGAACTTCTGTTATATCCGCATCTTCATTAATCGGGATGCAATAACAAGTTCTATTAACCAAATCTACACTATCAACAGTACATACTTTACTATAACCATCGTTATTAGGTTTAGTTAATGTTTTTAGTGCATCTCTTAATTCTTTACTCATCCTACTTTTGCTCCTAAAGTTAATACTTGATGATTACCACTATCTACACTATAAATACGTTTTACTTTCTTTACTAAAAAAGTTCCATCTCTTTCTGGTAGTTTAGTAGATGTTAATTTTACTCTATCTCCATGCTTTATTATAGGCTCTCCAAATGTTTCAATATCTCCTTTATAACCAGTATATTTATTTTCTGCTATCCATTCTTTAGCTGCAAATTCTAAACTAGCAGAATCCATATTGTATTTATGGATAGTAATTTGGTTTCCATCAGCATCTCCAAGCTCAATAGGATCAGATTTAGTATTATCTGGAAATATAGAAATAGCTACACATTTAATTCTTACATCTTCAGCTCTTGACCATTCCAAAGTATCACTATTAATAACCACTTCCTCCATTTTCAATTCAGCTTCACTAGTTACACTTGCATCATTAGCAAATCCAACGTGTAAAACACCATCTCTAAAATAAGAGTATAACCCATATTCAGATTTTAACTTATCTAATACCATTGCAGGACTAGCGTTAATTACTCTAAAACTACCTAAATCAATATTATCTACTATTTCATAATCGATATCATGGTCGGTTAAACAATAATCTAAAAGTTCATCTAATTTAACACTAAATGGTATTATTTTAGGGTGCTTTAATAGTTTGCCTTTAGCTGAACGTGTTTGTAACCCTACTTTACTAGGATAGTTTACAGTCCATTGTTTAAGCAAATACATACTATCTTCACACTCTAAAACAGTTGGAACGTTTGAACCTACTGTTTTAATATATCCGCTAAATACTTTTGTAATGTTTGGTACATAACCTATACTTACTTCTATTTTATCTCCACGTTTAAAAATAGGATTATCTCCTGCAAATAAATCTACACCTTCAAAAGTTAGTTTTCTTGGAATAGTAATTTTACAAGTATCTGTTAAATTCTCATAGCTACTTTCAATCTCAATAGAATGTACAAAATTAAAGGTAATATCTTTACTACCCGAATCATTTGTAACATTTATTTCACATTGTGCTTGTAACATTAAAAGAAAGCTCTATTTGTTGGTATATTATCTTTTTGAGTGCCGTTTGAACTTAATTCAATAACGCTATCTGATAGCATATTAATTTCAATATCAATTATATTTCTAGCACCTTCACGCTGTCCTAATTTATAAGATTCTACTACTATACTAGTAATATTAAGTTCTTCTAAGAAATGGCACGAAATAGGAATAGATAAAGGAGCTTTTAAATAAGCTACTAAACTATTTAAACGTGTTACATCTGGACGTTGATTTGCCACATCTCCAACAATTACACCTTTTAAATTAATTATAAAATCCCCTTCACTCATATATTCTTTTACAGAGCCATTTGTACCAGCTATTACAGTTTTAACTATATTTTTAGTTTGGTTAATCTCTATTAAAGCAGTTTCGAAAAGGAATGGAGCAACGATATTAACTGTACCACCTCCAAAATCTTTAGATGCTGTATAACTTAATTTATTGCCTAC